ACTCTGTCATGTTACAATCCTATGCCTGTACCTTGGTATTGCCAACACAGTGTTGTTCTAGAACCCTTGCAGCATCGCGAGCCACTGCCTGTTATATAGAACCAGGGTACGCGAATTCCGTATGGTATCAGGGGTGTTTCTGGTACTCCATAGGTGCATGCCAATTTTTTTTAGCAGAATTCTGCAGATTTCATGTATCGGGAAATTTTTTTTGCGCAAATCCCGTCAAACTACCATATAGGCGGGGCTTTGCATCAATCAAACCTCAATCAATTGAATCCAGACATGTAGAAAGTGATGTTGCTGTTGTACTCTTCACCATTGGTCCAGCCATCTGCACTGCCTGGCAATTTGGTGATTGTTTGCGCACTCAGAGCAGGGTTAGCAATTTTTTGCACAATCAACAGACCCTCCGCATCTCGCCTTGACCAGATATGATTGGCTCCCACCACCCGCAAAACAACACGCGCATAGCTTATGGAACCATTTGCTTTGTATGTTATCCTGTCACCTTGCAGTGCTGCATCTGCATCAAATTGTGTTACTCTCCATGTTTGCAATGCATCACCAATGCTAGCACCACTGGTTTGTATGTATGTTGTGAAGTTCCATGGTGGTGTTTGATAACCTGCAGGCATTGTTGTGGGTGTCACAGCAGGTGTTTTAGTAGGTGTCGGAGTGGGTGTATTGGGTGTCAGTGTGATAGTTGGTGTGATAGTTGGTGTGGGTGTCAGTGTCTGAGTGGGTGTGCATGTGTTGGAAGGCGTCACAGAAGGTGTCTGACTAGGAGCAGGCACCACACTCTGTGCATGCACACTGCCTATGACATTTTTAACAGAGAATCTGTCTGTGGCCACTCTCTGCAGTCTTTGCTGATCTTGGAAATTAGGCACCTGAGGCATGCATATATTTATGGCCACAGTGCACAATGATCTGGGGGGCGGTGCTGCAGCGGCTGCGCCGCTTGTGGGCTAGGGGGATTGGGCCTGCAGCTGCAACAAATGGCTTGACCTCTGCACAGTTTCCTTTAACATATGGGCATATGAAAAAGCTGATAACATTGTTATGCATGAGTGGCTCCATATCATTTGCCCAATTGGGTTGGGATCCTTACACTGGACAACCCACTCAAACATTGTATGGCTCAGCGGCTGGAGCTGGCTTGGGCTACATGTTGGCACCAGCCCTTAGCAAGGGGCCAGATGCACAATGGATTGGTGCATTGGCTGGCATGGCTGCAGGCGGCTTGATAGGTAACTACATGGCGGGCAACAACAACACACATCAACAACAGAACACACAAGCATACAAACCTGCTGCAGACAAGCAGAATTTGCCTGTGGCCATTCCATTGACCAAGAGCACATACCAATCTCCTTATTCAGAATTTGTTGTTTCCACAACTGATTACAAGCCAGGTGCCATTGTGAATGACCCTTTGGAGGGCAAGTTGTTCCGCATACCTCGTTGAAGAAGCTGTTCATACTTCTGTTCATGCCTGTTGCATTGCATGCACAGAGCACTTTTTCATTTGGATCTGCCAATCAACCCAGACAGGTGTATCCAGTGGGTGGTGCACCCATGCAGCAAGCATATGCCCCCATGGGCATGGTGCCCAGACAGCAAGCATACATGCCCATGCAGGGTGCGCCTATGAATGGAGGAGGTGGTGGCGGTGGCATACCCATTGGTCCTATCATTGGTTTGGTGGGTGGTCTGATTCAATCTGCCATGGCAGCAGATAGACAAGAGAGAATTCAGAGAGAAGCATTTCAGAGAGAGCAGCAGGAGAGTGCCAGCATATATGACAAATATACCACATGCAGTGGATCCAGTGCCAGCACCACACCTCACAAGAAAGCAATTAGGAATGAAGTTACTGCAGATAATGCAGCTTATGATAGGCCAGTTGTTCTCCGGAGAGAGCCTTTGTTAACTGGCGCCAGAATCACACACAACACCGTCAAATCACCCCATTCAAATTACATTGTGAACACTGCTGGTGGTGCCACATTACCTGGGCACATAGCAACTGACCATTCCACCTCTCCCAAAAAGAACTTTCTTATTCCTGCAGAAATGCCTGTTTCTGCTACAGAAGATTGATGGGCATCAGGGGTGATTACAGCCCTGCGTTGAACTGTGAGGTGTAATTGGTATAGGTTTGAGAGGCAGGATTGTATCTCTCAAAACTTGTAGTATCTATGTAAGCTTTGAAGCCATCATCCACATTGATGAATGTGCCCACACTCACAAACACATCTCTGGAATTGTCACCACCAAACAGTGCACTGTAAGCTGCAGGCAGAATGTTGCTCTTGAATGCAGCAGCTGCAGCATCTCTGGTGGCATCTGTGGCCATCTTCATTCTCACACCATAACCCAGAGGATTGGGGTCACTTGCATCATCTTCATATTCATCATAGTTGCTGATGAGAGCATCTCTCACATCTCCACCTGCAGCGTCATACAGATTCTTGGTCAATGTGTACTGTTGAAAGTCAAATTCACCAAAAGGAAATGCACCAGGGAATGTGGGTTCTGCACCACCAGTAGCCACATACTGTTGTGCCACATTGAGTGCACCACATGTGGCAGATCTGGATGCTTGACCCTGTCTCATCATGAACCCCACTTGCCCATCAGCTGTGATGCCAATGTGCGGTTGAATGTAATAGAACAGAGCACCGGTGTCTGTGATGTGTGAAGACCATGCAAAAGTGCCCACTATACCAGTAAAGGGATACCCACCAATGCCACCTGCAAAGAATGGACCAGAGAATTGTTGCAATGATTCTGGATATTGTCCAAAAGTATTGCCAGGAAAGATGGAAGCATTTTTATCATCTGAACATATGCAAGCAGCAGTGACCACATTGCTGGGTGCATATGCACACAGTGTTTGAATGAAAGTTGCACATCGGTTACCAAATCTTTCTGCCAGTACAGCATTTGGATATGTTAGTTGTACTGTAGTTGTATATGCTGGTTGAATGGGTTGAGCTGCAGTAGTTGCGCGTATGACTGCTTGAGGTGAAGATTGTTTTGTGAAGTTACTTATTGACAGTCTGTCACTGGCCAGTCTTTGTGCTCTCTGCAAGTCAGTAGTATTAGGAACACTGGGCATTCAATTATTTATTGTGCTGTATTATGTTTTTTTTAAAAAATTGTTTTTTTTAAAAAATTACCATCTGCCTAGCTGATGATATCTTCTGCCTGACAAAGTGATGATGGCACTGGTGGAATACGGCAAATATTCACCTGCAGATAAGACTATGGTGTCAGTTGTTGCAGACAGAACAGGCACTATGCCATTCCATGCAACCACATCCAAATCTTGTGACACAGCTGAAATTCTGCTTCCTATGCCATAGCTTGGACTGAAACTGGGCCCAGCGAACACCAGTCCTATGCACTTCCATGTGGAAAGAGCAGGCATGCTGGCACTCAACAAAGCATATATTGCAGATCCAGAATCTCCACCTCTGGTGGCAATGGTAGTGCCTTCTATGACAAAGCTCTGAGAGAAATATGATACATACCCTGTGTATGATCCCACTGCTTCTATGCCAAATTCTGATACACTCAATGCACATGAATAACTGTTTCCTGGGGCTCCTATGGGACCACATGTTCTTCCAGATCTGAAAACTGGAGCTCTGTAATTGGGAGAAACAGGATCCAACAAAGAAGTGATTTCATTATCAGATGCAAATTTGAATGGACCAGGTGCATTCAAACCTATGGCACTCACACTGGCACTGGAAATTAAACTCTTGTCTATGCCCACTATGGCAGCATCCACCGTGGTGTCTCTTATCCATCCAGAACCATCAGTTGTATAATCTTTGTTGCCTATCAGAACACTTCTCTTGCAATTGCCTATGTAATCAACAGCAGGGGTGACACTGCCATAAGGGTTATAAGCATTGGTACCTGGTTGTCTGGCACTTAGCGCTAAAACATTTTTGCCTGTGATTTCATTGCCCCCTGCATAATAACCATGCAATTGACTGGCAGCAAACACATGACAATTGGACAAAGCCACCACTTGACCATCTTTTTTATCCACAACCATGATGCCCAGAGTTGCATCAGAACTTCCAATGTTGATGCTGCTGCACCCTCCCATGAGAGGTCTTCTTTTGATGTAATTGCTCTTCACAGGTTCAACAGAGCTGCTCAAGTTGTGGCAATCTGCTATCAATTTTTCTGATATGGGAGCTTCTTCAACGTCTGTTTGAAATACAGTGTGGTTGTAGGTTATGGTTGCAGGTACAATTTCATGTGCTTCAAGCTCAGACAAAGATTTTTTTGTTTCAAAATAAAACTTAATGCATTTCTCTCCAGTGTTTATCCCATTAACAGTCTTATCTGCATAGTAGATGCCTGTTAGTCCTTTGTATGGAAGAGAGCTCATGTCTATGGATCTCAAATATTCTACTGCTTCATATGGGTTCATAAATTGTAATCCTTTATACTTATTACCCCGCTCATGCTTGGGTGTATTGCACATTGATAATAAATTGTGTTGGGTGTTCCACTATTAGGAGTGAACATCACCCTGCCTGATGCAATGCCAGATGTCACATCATTGTTGTAGGTTCCTGAGACAGGTGAAGATGTGTTTCCTGTTGATACTCTGAGAGCAAAAGGATGTGAGGGAGTTAACACTATGAAATCATAATTGGTGCCTCTGAAACATGTCAGAGAAGGGTTACCTGTGCCAATTTGACTGATATTGTAAGACATTCCTGCATTTGTTATTTCGAAAGGTATGTAACTGCTGCTGTACACCAGAGCAGGAGCAGGGGGTGGTGTGGGGGTAGGTGTTGCAGTGGGTGTTCTGGTGGGTGTTATGGATGGTGTAGGTGTAGGTGGAGCGTTAATAGTGAGCGTTGGTGTTACAGAGGGTGTGGGGGTATTTGTAGGTGTTGTTGTAGGTGTTGGAGAAGGAAAAGCAAGAATTCCACCTAATGCTGCACTGTGGCCTTGTTTGGCTCCTCCATTATCAAATGCCCCGCCTTTTGAAGATATTGTTGACCATTTGCCTCCCAGCAGGTACAAATATCTTCCATTGGTGCTAATACCGAGTTGCCCATCATCATTATTACCTGCACAGCCTGTAGCTTCCTCAGCTGAGCTATATGCAAATATAGTTTCATTTCCACAGACCACATCTGTCCAGACAAAAGATAGAGTATTGCCTTCTCCGTCTATATAAACTGTAGGAGAAATTTCTGCAAAATTATACTCAAAGGTGCTCGGGCTATTGGTGCCTAGTTGACCGGAGGTATTGCTCCCAACAGAGTACCATTTACCATCGGTAGATAATCCGGCAGTATGATTATACCCAGCAGACATTTTGATAAAGTCAGCAGTTAGTGGAGTGAATTTGTTTACTGATGGCTGATAAGACCCAAACCCACCAAGACCTAGCTCATAGTTTTGATTGTAGCCACATGCAAACCATTTAGTGCGTGTATTTGCAGATAGTGCCAATACATGTCGAAAACCTGGAACAACATCATCCCAGTCCCCGGAGACCGGTTCAAAGAAACTAAAGCTGTTATTGTTACCATATCCACATTGACCCCATGTATTATCCCCTACGCTGAACATTTTTGTACCAGATAGTGCGTATGTTGTCTGATCTGACGCGACAATTTTTCTGTAATTACCTGGTAAAGGTGTCAAGCCACCAACGGTATTTGAAGAGAAAGCAGGGCTAGGACTCCCACCAAGTTGCCCACGATTATTTCGACCACAAGCAAACCACTTAGTTGTAGTGCCAGCAGAAAGAGCAAAGAAATGGTCACCTACACCAGTAGATATATCGCTCCATGATCCTGTCAAAGGAATTAAAGTACTGCTACTAACTGGTGTGCAGTATGTACCTAATTGACAATAATTATTGGTACCAACAGAGAATAGCGTATTTCCAGAGAGAGCATATGTATGTTTACCAGCTGTAACTATTTTTGTAAAATTACCACTTGCTAGTCTAGTAAAATATTGTTGATTTATTGTATTACCTAGCCCCAATTGACCGAGGTTATTATTTCCTGTGCTCCATAGATAGAGAGGCCCTATATTTGTTGGAGTAACAGTAGGTGTAGGTGTAATAGTGGGTGTTTGTGTATTAGTAGGTGTAGTAGTTGCTGTTGGTGTAATAGTGGGTGTAATAGTGGGTGTTACGGTTCTTGTAGGTGTCTGCGTTGGTGTTAACGAAGGAGTAACTGTATTTGTCGGTGTAGGTGTTACTGTTCTTGTAGGTGTCTGCGTTGGTGTTAACGAAGGAGTAACTGTATTTGTCGGTGTAGGTGTTACTGTTTTTGTAGGTGTTGTTGTAGGTGATGCACCAGGAGTTTGTGTTATTGAAGGTGTGGGTGTTACTGTTTTTGTAGGTGTTGTTGTAGGTGATGCACCAGGAGTTTGTGTTATTGAAGGTGTGGGTGTTACTGTTTTTGTAGGTGTTGTTGTAGGTGTTGGAGAGGGTGAAGGGTAACTAGTAATTGGCGGTACATACACATTGCTTGCTGCAAAACCGATAATAAGAGAGCCAGTATTTGTGTAATAAATTGTATACAGGTTTCCTAAATTGCTTGAAATGGTGGCGTTCTCAGTTATAAAGATTTCTTGGTTGTTAGCTGACAGCCCACTGCCATAATTAAAAATCAGACTACAATTAGCAAAATCATTGACATCAAAATTATTTGTAAAACCAAGCACCTGTGAATCAAAAGCTGCACTAAATGTATCCACTGTTGTTGTTACAATAAAATAATTAGGTACTTCAGGATCTGTAATGGTTATAACTGCATTGTTATCAACTACATAATTATAAACAAATGGATTTGTAGGTGTAGGGGTAGGAGTGGGCAGTATTGATGCCGCTTGCCCGTTTACAGAGAATTGATTAACCGCTTTTGCAAAAGAAAGCCAATCGCTGGCTTGCCTTTGTGCCCTCTGCAAGTCGTTAAAATTAGGAACATTAGGCATATTATAAAATATATTTATTTCTCAAATACATACTTTTTATAGAGATTCTACTGCTTCATATGCATTCATAAATTGTAATCCTTTATGCTTATGGTTCCTATCATGCCTGCATGTATGACACATTGATAATAAATTGTGTCTGGAGTTGCACTATTAGGAGTGAACATCACCCTGCCTGATGCAATGCCAGATGCCACATCATTGTTGTAAGCACCATCAACAGATGAAGAGGTGTTGCCATTGGATACTCTCAAGGCAAAAGGGTGTGATGGTGTTAACACTATGAAATCATAATTGGTGCCTCTGAAACATGTCAGAGAGGGATTGCCTGTGCCTATTTGACTGACATTATAAGATAGCCCCACATTTGTTATTTCCAGAGGAATGTAACTGCTACTATACACCAGAGCAGGAGGTGTAGCCAGAGTTGGTGTAGGTGTAGGTGTGGGCGTTTTTGTAGGTGTTCTGGTAGGTGTTATGGATGGTGTTATAGTAATTGTGGGTGTCACAGAAGGTGTCATGGAAGGTGTGCATGTGCTGGTCGGTGTAACAGAGATTGTGGGTGTCACAGTGGGGGTAGGTGTGGGTGATAATCCAGGAGTGAGTGTAACTGTGGGGGTCATTGAAATGGTGGGGGTAACAGAAGGAGTCGGTGTTGGTGTTGCAACAGTACTTGTGGGAGTGGGGGTGGGTGTGGCTGCACATGCACCAGGGCTGACATTCAATGCAAAAAGAGCTGATGTATCACCTGTTCTGTAAAGACCAGACAGAGGGGGCAAGTATTTATTGAATCCATTTTGTCCATCACCCTCCCAGTTTTGATAACCCGTGAGTGAATGGTACAGCAATAATCCTGCTACATTAGAAGACAGCACCCAAGTCTGTGAAGAGTAATTGTACACAAGAAATGGATTGACGTCACCTGATCTGGTTCTTGTGTATCTATAAACATTTTCTGCATTGCCGCCAGCAATGCCTGTTCCTGCAGTAATGAGCCTGGTGTATGTGCCATTAAAAATACTGTTAGGATCAGCAGCTGATATGCATACAGAATTATAATACACACCAGGCTCTATGTATGCATCTTGTATGTAACCTAAAACATTTGCATAACGTCCTGATGGTGCAACATATACGTTATCAGATGCACTTAAAGCCCAGTATGTGAAGCTTGGTTCCTCTCCACTGGCTGCTACGATAAACCTATTTGCAAAAAGTGTCTGATGGCAAAACGTGTTGTTTCCGCGTGCATTAGTCATCCTGTAAATAGGTCCAGATACAAAATTTGTGAAAACATAGGTACCATCCAGCCACCCATATGTATAAGGTATACCATTTGCAAAATCATATGTGCCTGCTATTCTGTATGATGCAGGAAATACAGGTGATGCAGTAGGGGTTACAGTGGGGGTTGCAGTGGGTGAAGGTGAAGGTGTGAGTGTGATAGTTGGTGTAATAGATGGGGTAGGAGTACATGTTTTGGTTGGTGTTAAGGAAATGGTTGGCGTGGGTGAGGGTGTTGGAGTCCTAGTGGGGGTAGGTGTTGGACAGCCCACACCATAATTGTATATTAATACACCTGGAGCAGGTGCAAAATTATCATCTATATCAAGCCAAATATTGCTCAAAGGAGGTATATAGTTATTCATACCTGCATATGCAACAAAGTATGCAGTACCAAAGAACCCACCAGTAAAAAATACCCAGACCTCGTTGGGCTCTTCATAGAAAATTCTTTTGGAGCTATCAGCTGAGTTTACATAACCATAAGGCTTGTTATTTGCATCTCCTGTGTAAAAGCCATCAAAACCAAGATCAGGCCGATAAAGATCAGCACCACTCAGCATAAAACATGATTGCCATGGAGCAGGTGTAGGTGTGTTGGTGGGCGTGGGTGTAGGTGTCTGAGAAGGTGTGGGTGTTTGAGAGGGTGTTATGGAAGGTGTTATGGTGATTGTGGGTGTCACAGAAGGTGTCACAGATGGTGTTACTGTAGGTGTAGGCGCAGGTGTTTCAGAAGGCGTCGGAGTATTTGTAGATGTGGGTGTTGGTGTTGGAGTTACAGGTGTTTCTGTTGGAGTAGGGGTGTAGATTACTATAGGTGCTGCAATTCTATTTGGATTTTGCTGATACAGTGTGTTGCCTATCCTTGTTAGATTATCCACTGCTGCTCTTTGTCTTCGCAGTAAATCTTTGTAATCTTGATAGTATACCGGCATGTATAGTATTTATGTCTTCATATAACACTATGTATTAAGTGAGATATTGATCCTAAGAAGACATACATTAACTATTGATGTGATAATCACTGCTGTTAATGTTGCTCCGTTTACCATTTTGCATGGGATCAGAAAATCTGACATTTTCAAACATCAGCTGCTGGCAAGATTTCCTTCGCTTGCTGCAGACGTACATAGCTTCTATGGCAATCCAAACTGTTCCTGTAAGAACAACATCATAAAGACTGTTCGCGAGAATTATGATAACTTTAAGCATTTCATAGAAGAGTTTGTTGTGCAGAACCCTTCCATAGACATAACAGACATACCCAACATGGGTGCCATACCTGATGCACCCAAGATGATTGCTGGTGAGACTTACACCATTCATAAGGATGAATTAAAAACATTTTATTCAAATTTTCTTGTCAAAGAGAGGTGTGCCTACAAGTCATGCACCATTGTGCCTGAAGGTGACAATTTGAGGCTTTATTTCCTATGATTGATGATGTAGCAGTATTTCTTTTAATGTCTCTCTCTCTGTCTCAAATGTTCAGCTTTTCAGAAGTATTTCTTCCAATTAGAAATTTTATTGTAAAAATACCATACATAAGAAAGCCTCTGCTTTGTCCAGAATGTTGTAGCTTCTGGATGGGAATATTAACATCTGCCATGTTCAACCCTTTCTTTGATATGTTTGATGCATACCATATTCTGTCAACTTTATTCTGCGGACTTGTCACTCATTTGGCAGCATGCTATCTGTACAAGATATACTTCAAGCTGCACACATAACTAATAAATCTATATGTGGAGACAGTCATATACAGTTGCAATGCATCTCTGTCAAAAGAAGAAAAAATTTCTAACAACCTGGTAGCATGCAGAATTGGTGAAACACTTGGTGTTAGTGTCACACCTGTCGTCAATATTAAAGATCTTACTGGCAAAGGTATTGAAAAGGTTTTTAATCTGTGTGACCATGACGAGCATACAGGATCTGGTTTGCACGAAAGTGTTTTAGAGTTAGAAGCTAGGGGCATTGTGTTCACAGGTGCAAACAGCACAGTGTTAGAACAGTTTGTTGATAAAAAGAAATGGCTCACTCGAGTGCATGGCATAGTACTGACACCAGCCAACTCTTTCTCTAGTGACTCGTTGCATGCCCCAGTGATACTCAAGAACAAATTCTCACATGGGAGCATGAAGTTGACCCCAGAGAGTGTATTATGTAGGATACCTGATACAATCGATGCAGACAGTTACCTGGAAGAATTTATAGAAGGAGATGAATATAGTTATTGTGAAGTACCTGACATATTTGCAGTGTCAATCAAAAAACAAGTTGAGAGAAATAAGATTTGTGATTTTTATTACAAATGGAGGAGAGCAGATATAGAGACATGTCAGCTGATACACCATCATGAGATTCACGATATTGCTGAAAAGATTAAGAATATTTTTGGTATAACTAGTTATTTTCGAATAGATTATAGAATAAGAGACAATCAGCTGTTTGTGTTTGATGTGAATCCGAATTGTTATCTTGGAGAAAATGGTACACTTATGAAGGCTGCCAACCTGCTGGGTATTACCTTTGAAGAGACTATTGAAAAAATTTATACCTGACTAAGTACTTATATGAAAAATATGCTACCGTTTATTCTGTCACCGTTGTTAATGCTTGTAGGCTGTGTGACAACTCCATCAGGACAAGTCGATGCAACTGCATCTGTGGAAAATGCTATTCCTTATATTGCACCAGCTGTTACGCTCACATGCACAGTTGTGCTTGATCAAGCTGTATCAGGCAGTGATCGGATTGAAAAAGCAAAAATGATCAACCATGTATCCACAATTGTAGAGAGTCTTACTCGTGGTACTGCTCCCACTCCGGATCAATTACAAAAAGCATTGCTTGATTATTTGCCTGCTGAAAAAACCCATTGGGTTAATTATGTAACTTCCATTAAAGATTTGTATGCAACACAATTTGCTAAAGTTGGGGGCAACACAAAGCTAGCCATTGATGTGCTCAATGCCATCGCCAAAGGATGCAGAGATGCTACTGCTAGTTATGTTGAGTAATTATGCCTACTGGAATATTTGAAGCTGTATTGGGGGCAATCTCTGGCATATTTGCAGCTATTAATAATGTGTTTGGTGCAAAAAATACCAAGGAAATGAAAGATCGTCAGCTCAATCAAAAAGATATAAACTTTGAATCGGACATAGAAGCAGCCATAAGGGAGAAAGATGTCAAAAAAATACGCGACACTCTTGCTGAGTAGTATTCTTATTGCTGGTTGCACCACAGTCACACCAGACAAGGTGCGGGATGAGATTGCATCCTATGATGCATCAACCCCCACTCAATATGATGCACAGAACTCTGGGTTCATTGGATTCATGGATGATGGTCGTGGGTTACTCACTGCATTTGGTGTGCTGCGGTACAACACTCTCATCAAGGCGTACAACATAAGATTCAAGTCATACAAAGGTGTAGCTCTTGTGGAGAACGCTGGCATAACAGAGTTTACAGATAAACTTGGCAACAGACTGTCTGTGATGGATCAACAGCATTTGGTGTATTATGCCATTCTCAATACATGGCGCAAAGAAGGCAAAGAGCCTGACTCCATTTGGGACAAGACAAAAGATTTACTTAAGTAAAGTCTTGGTTTCCGTTAACAGTTGGGTCTTGTTTCTTCTCTCTGCAGCTCTACTCACAGACTGATCAAGAAAAGCTCGCACTGCAATGAGCCCTTGCAGAATGATGTTGGCCACTAGCATTACTAGTGGCACTGGTTCAATATCCGAGAAGTGTTGATACTTGCTGATGTCAGTGACAAGCGCAGCAAGCGCAGCAATAGAAAAGTATAGAATGCCTCTAGTCCAAGTACTTTCCTTCATGAAAGTATTTAGGCAGAGAACTTTTATTTCTTAATCTTCCTGCTGTTTCTAACTTCTGAAATTTTCTTGCGCTCTGCCTTGCAGATATCTGCAATTGCTTTCAATCCTTTGCGAAGTCTTGAGGAAGCAGCATTCTGTTTCTTGTCGAAGAACTTTTCAAAGTCTGTCTGTAATGTTTGGGCCGAGTTAACTATTTGTTCAATGAAGTTATTTTCCATATATCTATATACTATAATAATAAAAAAAATCAACTCAAATAAAGATTAAATAATTACATGAGTGAAGAACGGAAGAAAATCACTGCTGACTTTGTGCTTGATCTATACAATCAAGCCAAGAAGAACAAAGGACTGAAGAAAGAAGAACTCATGAAAAAGGTGATCTTCTTCTCACAGCATCTGAATGAACGTCTTAACTTGAAGAAGATTTCTGCTTAATTTGATATTTCTCTCTCTATCTCTTCTGCAATTTTTATTATATTCTTCTTTGATTTTGTGAACCGGTATGCTCCACATGTTGGGCAGATATGTTCCTCTCTAAGAACAATTGTGTCACAGCTCTCACATGCTTTAAAGGCTTCTGGGTTCTCTATTACACGCTTAATTATCCTCAGCCTGGCTGATTCAAACCTTGAGCTCTTGCTACCCATTTTAATTATTTAGTTGTTTTTTCAACAACAAACGTTGATTTTATAATCATTGTATTTACCATTATTCAATGGAAAAGAATATTGTTTCTTGGCGCACTGTGACATCATTGTGCTCCAAGCTAGTGGAACGGCTCAAGGACAATTATCCCAATATCAATGATTACAACATCATAGGATTGAGCAGAGGTGGGCTTGTGCCAAGTGTCATGGTGAGCAATATGCTCAATATACGCAAGGTGCATTCTTTGGGAATTAAATCTTATGATAATGAACAACAGGGTGCACCTGAATTATATCAAGTACCCAATCTGAGCATGCTGAGCAAGATATTGGTTATAGATGATATATCTGATACAGGTGATAGCTTCATAAATACAAAAGATATGTTGGAAGGCAAGGATGTAATCACAGCTTCTCTTTTTATTAAAAACAATACAAAATATAAGCCTGATGTATACATTAAGAGTGTTGATACAGCAGTATGGGTTGTATTTCCCTGGGAGTAAATAATTGTATGAGAGAAAAGTTTGAAAAGGCTATGAAGTTTGTAAGAGTAGCTGAAGGTGATTATTTTAACCACCCTAATGATCCAGGTGGTGAGACCATGTATGGTATTACCAAGAGAGATTATCCAGATTTAGATATTAAAAATCTCTCACGTGAAAAAGCCGATGATATCTTTTTTGAAGATTACTGGTCTTTGTGTTCTGCAGAAAAACTTCCAGAACCGGTATACATCTCCTATTTCGACTCTGTTGTTAATACAGGTCGTAAGCAAGCTAATAGATTTCTTCAGCGCGCCTTGGGTGTAGTAGCAGACGGTATTGTGGGTCCAGTAACTTTAGAGTCAGTTGAAAAGGCAGATGCTAAGGAATTAGCGGCTAAAATTGTTGATCAGCGTCAGACTTTTTACGAAAACTTGTCTATAAATAAACCTAAATTGAAAGTATTTCTAAAGGGTTGGACCAACAGGAACACCAATCTTAAACACTTCATTACCAACACTGCTGCATAAAGCTGTTGATGTTAATTGATGTTCCTGTACAATTGATTAAATATTACATAAGAGCAATTGCTCTCTCTACTGTGACCGGTAGACACTGTAATAACAGTACCCAAATATATGAACAAAATAAAAATACTAAAACTAATGGCACTATGTATCCTAGTCTGTGTAACACCATGTTGCATAACATCTTATACAGAAAAGCAGTTTGAGATTAAGGATCTCAAAGCAGAGCTCAAGGCAATGGCTGTGACACAGGAGAGAGAAGCAGCCAAGCGGATTACTGTGAAGAATGAGGGTATTAACTATCGCGGTATTCTTATTCCTGAAACAAATAGCAAATCTTTAAAAATTCTTACAGTACGACTGACAGTGTACTGGGCTCGAGGCGGTTCAACTGATGCTGATAGCAGTAAACTTCGTAGTTCAACAGGGTACACGCTCAAGCAAGGTGACTCCATTGCAGTGGACCCACGCATCATACCTTATAACAAGGAAGTTATTATTCCCAATGTGGGGTTGGTCAGAGCTGTGGATACTGGCAGTGCAGTGAGAGCACGCACAGCATCCAGCGGGAAGCTGCCAGTTGTCGATGTGTTTTTTGTTAATAAGAAAGATGCTGAATATTTTGCTAATAATAATCCAAAAATAGTAAAAATTGCTGTACTCAATTAAATATTTGTGTGCAGTTTTATAAAAAAGTTAAGAAAATAATTCAAGAGGTAGCTGATGCTCCTCCACCGCCAGTTTCGCCTCCTGCAATAATTCAAAAAGCAGAAAATAAAACACTTACATTTGATGATATTTTTGGTTTAATAAAAAAACATGAGGGTGTAAAGCCGCGCATATACAAAGATTCTCTAGGAATACCCACAGTGGGCATTGGGTTCAACATGATGAGACCTGATGCTAGAGCCATCTTTAACAAATTAAAGATAGACTATGATCGTGTCATGTCTGGTGGCATTGATTTGAATGAAAAGCAAATGCAAGATTTGTTTAGCGAATGCTTGAAGATAGCTTATGTGGATGTGAAGCATTATATACCTGCTTTTGATGGACTTCCAAGAGAGATAAAATTGGGCCTACTTGACATGTCTTTTAATCTTGGTTATGGCAGATTGAATAAATTTGTTAAAACAAAAGAATATATTATAAAGGGTGATTACAAGGGTGCTGCAAAAGAATTACAGAATAGCAAATGGGCAAAACAAGTGGGGAACAGGGCTAAGAATATTATTGATCTGTTTTCCGCTGCTTAATTCTTTTCTTCTTTTTCGGTAAACTTACTTGTATAGATTTTAAGCTGCTAGGAAATGTATTAACTAGATCAGGATTAGTTGTGCCTTGATTGGTGCCAGGAATGGCGTTAACAGATTGTGATCTGCTTACAAAAGGAGATATGGTTCCAAGTGATTCCAGAATGCATTTGATTTTTGCTTCGTACAGAGGAGTCATTTTTTAAGGTGTTAATACTACACTTATGCCATCCCCTGCAATTATTGATTCAGTGAGAAGATTGGCTTTTGTTATCTTATACAGCGCACCAGCACGAGCTATGAGAAACTGATCTGTGTCTTGTGTTGCACCACCAGGTATTTGTCCTGTGATGGCATCAACGTTCATCTTTGCACCCATGATGGAGTTGTTGGTTATGGCAGCTCCTGGCAATGTATTTGCCACAATTCCTGCCCCTGATCCATTAAAAGTATTGGCTGTTATGTTGTTACCATAAATGCTGTCTCTGGCACTAATGGTATTGCTCACTGTCATAGCACCTGTGACACTAAGAGTGGGGTGTATGGTTGTGTTTGCAAAAAATGATAAATTATTATTAACTGGATTGCCCACAGGTGCACCAGGAACTACTTTAAAGAAATTGGTATCCAGAAAAAAAGTTGTTTGGTTGTTCAGATTGTTATTGACAATGCCGTTGCTTGATGCCAAGCCGAGAGTGGGTAGTATTGTAGAGAATTGATAAGATGATAATTTTGATGTGCCACATCTGCCAATAAATTCATTTGGACCAACTTCTATGACTTGTGGGTAGTAGAAGCTGTTTAATGTATTAAGATAGAGACTCTGGGGTGGTATGAATTTGAAGTTGGTGTTCTCGACACCTGCCACAGTTGAGCCTGGCGAAATCTCTATTGGATCAAATGGTGACATCTTGGTCAGGGTGATGCCATCAACTACATTAGAATTCAATTTGTTTCTCCATACACCTTCATCTTGGAGATTGAGAGTCAGATTATCATAATAAAATTCTGTTGGGTTAATAACAACATAACTATCATATTTTACAAAATCTGAAGATAATGGCGGGAAAACATTGTAACCTGTCAAAGCATAGATGGTTTTTGTAGCTCTGTCATATATGATATCCCCTGCTTCTGCGCTCTTACTAACAAGGATATTGTATGCTACTTGTGTGAATCCTGTAGTCAGATAGGTACCAAAAAGCTGATCCACAGGGCCTAGGTTGCGTGTACCCACCGGGAGACCACCTATTGTCTGGCCATCGCCTATGTAAAGCCTCTTGGTATCAACAACATATGCAGGCTCTCCTATGTTAAATTGAATACCTGTTGTGTTTGCAGTTCTTCTTTGATTGTCTGTGCCGCGTCGGACTACGATTTTTGTAATATTTTCAGCCATATGGTTATCCTAATTATTTATTAAAGAGTAATAATAGAACATTAAATAATAATAATGAGTTCTTGTTATTCTGCTGTTGCTGATAGAGGATTGATCAAGGTTTATGATGTTGAGAGGGGCACCCGCGCTTATACTATTAATCTTGGATCAGAAGTAATAGTCAACGGACCCGTGGTTACGGGTGATATTCTCAGTGTTGTCTCCAGAGAAACAAGCGGCAAGGTGAAGGGCAGGGTGTATTCTCTCAAGAAAGGTACTATCAAGTATACATTTAATGTAAGATGAAAAAGAAAATCAATAGAGATAAGAGTAGTGCAGATGCAGGATTACACGTCGTTAAGAAGAGTGTTGATGAATTGTTTAAAACGGTTTACCAAGGCAATGGTAAGCCATCAGTTATAACACAATTAGCAAATCTCGAAACACAAGTAAAAGCTTTAAGCAAAGATATTGAATCATTGGATAGTGAAATTAGATTGAGAATTGTTGATATCGGAAACCATGTTAACGACAAAGTTAAGGGGTTAGATGCAAACATGGGCATAAAGATACGGGGCCTTGAAACAGAAATGGCTTTAAAATTTAAAAACATTACTGACGTAGTTACAGAAAAGTTTAAAAGTCTCAGTGACCAAATAAATCAAGAATTTAATCGAGAAACTGCTGTACTGGACAAAAAATGGAATTTTAAGACTGCAGTAACGACGACCGTACTTGCTTCATTTACATCCATTTGCGTAGTTATTATAACAGAATTTCTCAAAAAATTACATTGATTTTTAAGTTCAAATACTTTAACATAGTTGTACCTTCTCAGCATAAATTATATTATGACTTCCCAAATTTTTATTAAAAAACGCAACGGTGAACAAGAGAAGTTTAACATAGAGAAAATACATAAAATTATAAATTGGGCAGTAACAGGCGTTGAGGATGTGAGCTTATCAGAGATTGAAATCAATGCCAAGCTTAATATGATCAACAATATCACATCGGCTGATATTCACAGGGTGTTAATTGATTCTGCGGCTAATCTCATTTCCCTAGAAAAACCAAATTATCAATATGTTGCGGGGCGATTATTAAATTATCAGCTGCGTAAAGATGTATGGGGCGGTAAACATGCACCAAGATTGCTGGATGTGATCCACGTGGGTGTTCGAAAGAAAATTTATGATCCCATTATTCTTGAAAAATACTCAGAAGATGAACTTAATAAGGCAGGTGAATGGGTTGATCATGAACGGGATTTAAATTTTACCTATGCAGGAATCAAGCAACTGTGTGACAAGTATTTAATTAAGAATAGAGTCACAGATAAAATATATGAGACTCCGCAGTTTGCTTACATCTTGATTGCTCTATACGCATTTATTAACTACCCTACTGCCACAAGATTGGATTACGTGAGACGTTTTTATAATGCCATTTCTAAGCATAAAATTAATCTACCAACACCTATTGTAGCAGGCCTGAGAACAAACTCAAAGAGTTATGCTAGCTGTTGTCTCATTGGTGTAGATGACACAAAAGAGTCCATAACTGCATCTGGAACTGCAATTTCAATTGCTACTGCTAATAAGTGTGGCATCGGCATTGACATTTCACGCATTCGTGCCATTGGTACATCTGTTAAGAATGGGGAAGTTGTGCATACAGGTGTCATTCCTTTTTTAAAGATATATGAAGCTTCTGTCAAAGCATGGCAGCAGAATGGATTGCGCGGTGGGTCTGCAACAACTAATATTCAATGGTGGCATTATGAGATTGAGGATGTGGTAGTTCTTAAGAATAATGCAGGCACAGATGATAATAGAGTACGCAAACTTGATTATACTGTTGGCATGTCAAAACTTTTCTATGATAGGGTCATAAAAGATGAAGATGTTACATTGTTTAGCCCACACGAGGTTCCGCATTTGTTTGAAGCATGGGGCACACCAAAGTTTAATAAAGTGTATGAGGAGTGTGAGCAAGATAAGCGGGTCAAAGTTAAGAAGAAAGTATCTGCTCGCAAGCTGTTCAGTCTTATTGTAAAAGAGCGTGTAGAGACAGGTAGAATCTATATTCTCAATGTTGATACTGCTAATGAGCATAGTGCTTGGCTGGATAAAATAACCATGAGCAACTTGTGCACAGAGGTGATACAGCCTACTATCCCTTTAACAGATTTTAATGATCCAGATGCTGAAATTGGAATGTGTATTTTATCTGCTATTAATATGTTGGAGATAAAGGATTGGAAAGACCTTGAAAAAATATGCGACCTAGCTGTGAGGTTTCTTGATGAAGTGATAGATATACAGTATTACTTTAATAAAGCTGCTGAAAATTTTGCTAAAAAGCGAAGAAGTTTGGGAATTGGTATTACCAATCTTGCAGCATTCTTTGCAAGAAATGATGTGAGCTATGGTTCACGCAATTCATTATTACTGCTTGATGAATGGATGGAACAATTTCAGTATGCACTCTTAAAATCTAGTCTTCAATTAGCCAAAGAAAAAGGTAAATGTGAAAAATTTGCTCATACAAAGTATGCTAATGGCATATTGCCTGTTGATACTTATAAGAAGAAAGTAGATGATGTTGTTAAGCGAAAACTCTCTCTTGACTGGGATAAATTGAGAGAAGAAATTAAAGTGCATGGAGTACGTCATTCTACTCTCTCCAGCTGCATGCCCTGTGAGTCAAGTTCTGTCATTCAGTGCTCCACTAATGGGGTGGAACCGGTGAGATCACTTATTACCTATAAAATGTCCAAAATGGGCAAGCTCCCCGTCTTAGTTCCTGGCATAGGCAAATATGAAAAGAATTATGAACTTGCATATTCTTTTAAAGATAATACTGGCATAATAAATGTTAATGCTGTTATTCAGAAATATATCGACATGGCCATATCAACAAACATATATTACAATTATAGCCATTATTCAAATAATAGCTTGCCAGATAGCAAGGTCATGAAGGAATTGATGTATGCTTATAGCATGGGACTCATAAGTTTATACTATAATAATACAGATGACGGTGACAAAGAGCAATCAACTAATGATTGTTCCAGTGGAGCCTGCAAATTGTGATTGTACAATAAGTAGTACTATGAAGACTGTTTTAAATTTTAAAAACATAGACTACACCAAGCAACCCCTGTTTCTTGGTGAGGATCTAAATCTGCAGCGTTACGATAAGTTCAAGTACCCTATATTCTTTGAACTGTTTAAAAAGCAAGAAGAATTCTTTTGGTGGCCACATGAGATCTCTCTACAAAAAGATCGTGGGGATTATAAGGAACTCTCAAAAGAAGAGCGATTTGTATTTGATACCAATTTAAAATTTCAGACACTAGGTGACAGCATGTTATCCAGGTCCATACATTCATTAAAAGATTATGTGTCAAATCCAGAATTGGAGATATGCATGAACACCTGGCAACGCTTTGAAGGTATTCATAGTTATTCATATTCCTATCTGTTGAACAATGTGCATCCAGATGCATCAGCATTCTTTGACAGCATCATGGATGATAAAGAGATTGTTACAAGAGCAGAGGTGATTCGTAGTAATTATGATAAAATTCTAGGTTCAGACAATAAAAAAGATTTGAAAGAAAAGATATTTGATTGTGTGCTCGCCATCAATTGTATGGAAGGGCTCATATTCTATGTCAGCTTTGCATGCAGTTTTTACTTTGGTTATAGAGGTAAAATGGAAGGTAATGCTAAGATAATTAAATTCATTCAAAGAGATGAGTCCTTGCATTTTGGTATAACTCAGAATTTAATTAAAATATTACGGGATGAAGACAAGGAAGGATTCACATCCATAGTAAAAAAGAATGAAGACAAGATCTATGCTTTTTATGAGCAAGCAGCTAAGAATGAAGTAGAGTGGGCCAATTATCTTTTCAGTAAAGGTTCCTTGCTTGGATTAAATGCTGATGTGTTGGGTGGGTATGCTAGATGGCTTTGTGATACTAGATTGAGATCCTTGGGTTATAAAAAGATTTTTAATGAAAAATCTAACCCAATTTCTGGTTGGTTGGATAGCTATCTAGATAGTAGCAAAGTGCAGGTTGCACCACAAGAGACAGAAATATCTGCTTATAAAATTGGTGCGAGGGACACAAGTATCACAGAAGAGAGTTTTTCAGATATAGAGTTATGATGGAAATGCAGTTTGTTGGAGGGCTTGATGAAGATGAGCAAGCTTTACTTTTCTTGATTATTGTTAAACACCTATCAGTCTTGAATATTGAACCTAGGTATGAATTTATTAAGTTTTTACGTAAGGACGTAGCTACAAGAGAACTGGAATTAATGAAAAAAGATTTACTTGATGATAAGAAGATTGTAGCAGAGAATTTACAAAAAAAATTGCTCTCATGAAATAAATAAATTTGAAGGAGCATAAAATAGGGGAGGGAGGTGGGCTCGTAATACGAGACTATTTTACACTCTTTGCGGACTAAATATATATACAATGATAGCTGTGTCGGGTATGGATTTTTCAAGTACTGCTCTATACAAACGCTTTCGAGCAGAGAGAGAGCATATACTTAGAAATAAATGGTATATGAGTGAGAGAGAGGGTAAGGACGTGGGGTTTGAGAGAGCATTATTAGATTGGGTATGTAAGCACAGGGCCAGTTGGTTGTCTGCTGAGAGATAATTACTTCTTAGAATTGCTTACTGGATTGGGCCCTATTGCAGTGCCACCCTCCAGAGACTTGGCTGCTTGTCTTACACCTGCATTTGTTTCATGAAGAGATAATGGTATATTCTTAAACATATGTGAATGCTCAGGTATGATAATAGAATCTTTGTCTCTACCAGTACCATATATGGCTAAGGGCATAAAGGTGGCTTCCACACCACCAGTGCCCAACCCCTTGCCAGGAATTAAGCCTTGATCTGTTCCCTTCACACATCCCAAGCTAAGGCCTGGGCCTATTTGACCGCCCACGTTAAATATACTTCCAGGTCCTGAGCCCCAGACAGGAACATCTGGACCCCCAGGATACCCAGTACTTGATACCAGTACAGGGAGTGGCACCTGTGTTACAACTGTCACTGTGCAGTCGCCACATGTATATGTACCAACATATGTACCAGTTGGGACGTAACCTACTGGTGTCGACATAAGGAGTCTTCCACATATCATTTGTGCATCAGTGAACCCTATGTAAGGTGGACCTGCTGGTGAGAAAGGCCCTGGTACGTACTCACTTCCCGTTTTAATGGAATAGTTAGACAATGGTACACCAAAACCGAGCAATTTACCATTCATGTTCAGTGGGTCAGTTGCAGCTGCACCCCACATGATCTTCTTTTCTGTCTCTTGATACTCAACTGGAGCAGTTATATGATTGACAAATAATTCACCATCAAAATAACCACCACCACCTACAATTAGATTTTTTGTAACGCCAAGAGAGCTGTCAACAACAACTTGCTGCTTTAAGCGCTGCCGTATTGAAATGATATCACCTACAATGGAAACTCTTTGCCCACCATCAATATTAACTTCATTATTACTAGCCAAATTTAACTGATCACCAGCTACATTAGTAATAGTACCGGATATATTAACTGGTCCATATGACTTGAGATTCATGCCACCTGCTCCAACGAGAACACTGTACCGGTTACATACATTGAGTGCATAGTTGCCACCTGGCAAGTCATCCACATTAACATATTCAAGAATAGGTGATGGAGTTCGATCATAAAACGCTCCATATTTAGCAATTCTTACAGTTGATATCTCCATTTTACCAACATCATCAAGCCTCACAGAACCAAAATCATTCATTACTGTACCAATGGTCTCCACCTTGTGCTTAGTTATCTCAATGATCTCGCTACCACCTAGGCCCAACTGTTCCTCAATAGCTGCCAGTTTGGTTAAATTTGCATTAAAAAAGTTCTTAATTTGTTGATCTTTATTTTCATTACTCCAAGAACCATCTTGTGTTGACTTGCTTGTACCTGAACCATTGCATGCAGGGCATGAATCACCAAAGATTACACCTGGTCCATTTCCACTTCCTGTTCCTGCGCCTCCTGCAAATCCACCAGCAATATTTGTAAGCGGTGTTGCAATCTCTGGAGCTCCCATCACACCAGGCGATGTTAAAGCTCCAAGCAATCCCTGTATACTTAAAGTTTTTCCAAAATTATAATCACCGGTACTATCTGATACAGTAGGTATCACCATATTAATGAATCCAAGATCCAGTGCATTATTGTATGTCACATAGGAATCATAACTTGTACTGCAAACAGGACATGGTCCAAAAGACCCGTTTCTTGATTGCTTTGATGAAGTGTATTTTAATATAGAGTTTGTTATTTTTTTTGCTCTTTGAATATCGAAGAGTTGCTTTGTATCCGCCAGATCACTCACTATATCCTTCCACTCTTGAGCCAGATCTTTCCGTAATGTGCCAATTTTCTTATAGAAATTACCCTGTACGACTAAGTCATAATCTCGTTGGGTGAATTCATTTCTATCACCTTTAATAGTTAAAAAGGAGTCTTCAAGAACTAATTTCTGATCATTTTTTGTAGCTAGCTCAATATTAGTAGAATTATTAAATTCTTTAAAAGAACCAGAGAAGTGTGTCAGTTTCAAAGTTTCTCTATTATCTGTATTAACAAATGCGAGTGTCCCGCCCTTCTGGTTGATTACAAATTTGTTGCGGTATGTCTCCACATTGATATCATATTGCTCTGCACTACCTAACTGCTTGTTTTCATAAGCTCCTGGGTAATCTATACCTGGAGCATTTATTGCTTGGTCTGATGCATCAACACCAGAAGTGGCGTTATATATGCTATTCCAGTCAGAAGATCCAAATGATGTTGCAAAATAAATGGGGCGCATGGGTTCACCTCCAGCGAAGAAGACCCAGACGTGTGCACCAACAGATGGAATTGAAAAAGAGCCTTTGGCACTATTGCTATATGATTCAGGAACATAATTGTAGCTAAACTTGTTAGCATTGTTCACATTTGTTTCAGCAGGGTTTGTAAATGCATCAGAAAGCTTATACTCAAAAACATCATACAAGTTGCCAGGTTTCTCTCCTATTTTATCCAGGTTTTGTGTATACTTGGTGAGAATCTTAGGATTTATATTGCAAGAAGATGTACTTGATGTTGTTGTCTTGAGCCTGTTGCTATCACTGATTGTGCCTGTATTGTTGTATATGTTGTAACGGCCACTGCTACTCTCACCTGCAAGAGGTGCAGCGCATTCTGCCCATGGTAATATCTTCTTTAAATCTTCAAGAATATCGGTAATATCACTATTAATATTCTTTCCAAGAAATTTAAATTTCTTATCTTTTGCAACCTCTGTCCACTCCTTATATATAGTAGGTGAGACATGGGGTACAAATACTTTAATGCGTCCTCGCTTTTGAGGGTCATTATTCTGGATTACTATGCCCAAATAGTTTCCAGTATAAAGCGGTGATTTCATGTTGATATATCTTTATTTACTTTTATAATAGTATTATGCTAATGAAAGTATCTCATGAGTCCCCTGTATCTATACTTGATCTGTCCAGAGAATACAATGATTTTGATTACTGTCTTGTGCATCTATTAGATCAATACCCTGCATATAGTGATTTCTTTAATTTTGCTCGGCCTGCTTATAATAGAGAGGTGTTGCTCGATAATTCTATCTTTGAATTGGGTAAAGCTTTTGATAGCCAAGAGTTTTGGGTAAAAGCTAAAAAAATTAAACCCAATATGTTCATTGTTCCTGATGTGCTTGAGGATGCTGAAGGTACAAGAGAGAGTTTTAAAGCCTTTGAGCATCATGCGAATGATATTAAGAATAGTTTTCTCACAAAAGCCATAGGCGCAGTTCAAGGTAAGAATTGGCATGAATTAAAAGAATGTTACAAGTTCATGTCAGATAATGCAGATATGATTGCCATTAGTTTTGATTTTAGTTATTATCACATCATCGGTGAAGGTGGTACCCCTCTTGATAAATGGTGTTCTGGTCGACAGCGCTTCATTACAGACCTGATAAACACAGGTGTATGGAATTGGAGCAAGCCTCACCACTTACTTGGTTGCTCCTTAGCCAAGGAGTTTAGATATTATGTTGATGTAGATATTCACAATATTGTTAGTTGTGACACCAGTAATCCTGTTGTTGCTGCTATACATGGATTAAAATATGACGCTGATTATGGATTACAAGACAAACCATCAACAAAATTAGCCGATCTTATTGAACATAATTTTACTGATGATCAGCTTGAACTTGTGAAATATAATACTGCAATGTTTAAGAAAATTATTCGTAGATGAGACCTTGGATAACATTTTTCTCACAAACAGGAACTGAGATATATGATCTCAGTAATGCACTTGGTGTATATCCTGATTGTGTTGTGCATAACAAACATAATGATGATGGTATTAATAAAAAGCTTATTGAGCTAACAACTTTTAGGGCAACTAAACTTAACATGATGCATTGCTGGCAGCATCTACCACCTAAACCAGATGTAACAAGCTATGAAAATATTCTGTCCAGGTATGATAATCCAATTGTAACATTGCATGGGTATTTGAGAATTATCCCCAAACAAATATGTGAAAAATATGAAATCTACAATTTACATCCTGGTCTTATTGATAAATTCCCTTCATTGAAGGGGTTCAATCCACAACAGAGAGCTTTTACAGAAGGATATGATGTAGCTGGTTGTGTTATTCACAGAGTTACACCGGGGGTGGATGAAGGGGAAATATTAATGAGCCAAGGTACAGATATAAAAAATAAGACGTTAAATGAAGTGTACAGTGCCCTGCGCTACACTGCACTGGATCTGTGGAAAAGCTTCTTTACCGCGTTTAAAATTCTTGAACAGTAGTATGGACATATCTCTACACTATGAGAATATTTTTCTCAAACCTAATTTCAACTCTATTCAAACTAGGTCTGAAATAGATACAGATGTAATGTTTTGTGGTAAAACATTTGCATTGCCTGTTGTGCCTGCCAACATGAAATGCTGCATTGATTATGATATTTGCAAGATGTTAGATTTTGAAGGTTATTTTTACATTATGCACCGGTTTGGTGTTGACATTATTAAGTTTGTTGAAGATGCTAATAACAAGGCTTGGATGGGCGAATTCAAGACCATCTCCATCAGTGTGGGGATACAACCCAAGGATGCAAGCATAATTACTGAATTAGCTAAGCGACATCTTCGTGTTGACTTTATTACCATAGATGTGGCCCATGGCCATCATTCCAAGGTTGCAGATCAGATCAAACACATCAAACAAAGTCTACCAGGTACAAAAATTATTGCTGGTAATGTTGCCACTTTTCAGGGGGTTGAATACTTGCACAGCATGGGTGCAGATGTGGTGAAGGTGGGCATTGGCGGTGGCTATGCTTGCACCACAAAAGACAAAACCGGGTTTACCTATCCCATGTTTAGTTGCATCATGGAGTGCGCTAAGGATAGAGACATCCCAGTCATTGCTGATGGAGGCATACGCTGCAATGGTGACATAGCAAAAGCTCTGGTTGCTGGTGCTACCATGGTGATGTGTGGATCTATATTTGCTGCATGCACTGACAGTCCTGCTCCTGTGGTAAAGGATGGCAGTGGAAGACGATATAAACAATATTATGGCTCAGCTAGCGTGCATAATAAGATGGATAAAAAGAATATTGAAGGTACAATGAAGCTTATGGACACCGATGGCTTTACATATGAAGAAAAATTAATAGAAATTAAGCAAGACCTGCAAAGTGCAATAAGCTATGCAGGTGGTTGCAACCTGGGCGTGTTGAACTCAGGCAAAGTAAATTATGGAGTAAGACTTTGAATATTGAAGAATATATTAAAAGTGTTGAAGCAACATACCCTGAAACTTGTGAGGAATTTAAAAAAATCCAGCAAGAGCAGTATGAAACCTTTTGCAAGAAGCAATTTGACTACGGTCCACATAATATTAGTTTGGGGTCTGATCTGCATAAACAAGAGGATATTATTGCATCCATATCTGCAATTGTTGTCAGATTGAATGATAAAATTCAGCGATTAATTAACATGGTTTTGCGCAAGAAATCCTTTCAAGCGGCAAATGAGTCCATATTTGATGCATTTAGTGATACAGCTGTTTATTGCATAATTGCGGAAGTTGTTAAAAGAAAGAAATGGTGTAAATAGAATCTAGTATGGCAGCACCAGTAATTACCAGTCCAGCTGAAGTTATCGGCAACAAGAATGTGTCTCTTAGCTATCAGATTGTTGCAACAAACAATCCTGTTTCTTATGCATCATCTGGGCTGCCAGCTGGATTAACGGTTGATCTTGTAACAGGTCTCATAACTGGTGCACCTGCAAATAATGGTGTAACTACAGTGACTGTAGTAGCTTCAAATTCAAGTGGATCAGGCATTAAGAATGTGGATTTTATTATTAGTCCTTATGCATATGCAACAAACATATTAAATGTGCAGCTCAGTGCTGTTGATACTGTCATATCACAGTCTCTAACATCCATAAACAAATATGAGAATGCTATTAACGAGATTTATCCAATCATGGATTGGATGTGCAAGCAGGTTGTATATACAGCACATAAAGCATTAACAGCTGCTGTTATAGCTGCTGGAGGCCCCTTTACTGGTGCACCAAACAATTTCAATCAGGCAGGTGGTGTTGCATACAACTTTCTGAATGGTACATTCACCTCCACTGTTTCCACTATTACAGCAAGCTTCAATTGGCCAACCAATAGTCAAGGTCAAAATTTGTTTCCTGCATTTTCTAACATATATGATTATACATCCATGCAAGGCACAACTTATGATACAGGCAGTAAGTATTTGCCCTATAGCTGGCCAAATGGTACTACTGACTACAGCACCAATTACTACAGACACATTGGTGGTACCATTACAGATCCAGATGTGCCACCAGGGCCAGTTGGAAGAGGATCAGGTGACGGTGTGACACAAATTCAATCATTCCCCTTCACAATTCGATTTGGCATTGCAAGAACAGGTTCTTACAACAGCACAGTAAATGTAACATCATTAATCAATTCTTATAGTGCTACTGTGTTTAATGACTTGATTTATTTTACTAGTAAGCTGCCACAAGACTGCTTTCCCTATTTTCCTGGCTTATATGGATTGGTGTACAACTCTTATCGGGAATATAATCTAGGAGTCAAGCGCAAAGTGCAGGTGTACAGAATGCTTGATGTTACAGGTTCATAATAAAATTATATTGATTAATGTAATGTTTGCCCTTAGAATAATATTGTGATATTTACTTTTACTGGTCCGCAAAGTTCGGGTAAGACTACTCTGCTCAAGAAGTGTAAAGAGTATTATGGTTCGAAGTTGTGTTATATTGATGAAGTTACGAGGTTAATTAAACGCGAGCATGGGGTGGATATTAACGAGGCAGGTGCAAACGATGTAACTCAGACTCTGATTCTTAACAAAGAGTTTGAGAATTTGTTTTATAACTATAAAGGATTTGGATTTCAAGGCATATTGCATGATCGTTGCATAATGGATGGAATGGTGTTTACAAATTATTTCGCCTATAATAGGTTAAAAGATTTTCCTGTGTCCAATAGTCTGGGTCTCATGTATTATACAAATTATATTCACAAATATGATCATATCTTTTATCCAAGCCCTCATGATGTGCCCCTGGAGGATGATGGTGAAAGAAGTATTGATAAAGAATTTAGAGATGCAATTATTGATTCGTATGAAAATTGTTGGCTTAAGGATGAGAGGTTAAAGGACAAGGTAACTATTTTAAAGGGAACAGTGGAACAACGCATGGAAGCAATTAAAATAAAACTTAATGAATACGCAATTAGATAACAGTAACATATCAAAGCATTTGGGCAAAATAACTGGGTACAAGTGCACTTATGATCCAAGCATGCTGGTGCGTGAACCTCGTCAAAACAACAGAAAGCATTTGAACATATCTGATGAGAATCCACCCTTTGTGGGGTATGATGTGTGGAATGCATATGAGGTGTCCTGCATAACTGAAGAAGGCATGCCCATTGCAGCCATAGCCAAGTGTGTGTACCCTGCCACAAACAAATACATTGTGGAATCCAAATCCATCAAGCTGTACATGAACACATTCAACATGGAAAAATTCAGTGGCAGCATTGTGAGTGTGCTACAGCAATTGGAAGCCAAGATGCAAGAAGACCTATCCAAGCTATTAGAAACAGATGTACAGGTCTATGTTCGCCTTACAAAAGCGGTGGATGATGATATGTATTATCCACCCTTGTTCCCTTGTGCTCAGTACCCTACACTGGAGAATCTCATTGATGTGACCAAGATCAAATCACGTGGCTACAAGGAGGATCCTACTTTACTAAGCTGGACAGATGGTGATCCACAAAAAATTCAACGTTATCATTCCGCTTTATTGAAGAGCAATTGCAGAGTTACTTCCCAACCAGACTGGGGTGATGTGTACATTCATTACAAGGGTCCTTGTGCTCTCAACCCCACCTCCTTGTTGCAGTACATTGCCTCCTTCAGAGATGAATGCCATTTTCATGAAGAGATTTGCGAGACCATTTACAAGCGTCTGTATGATCTGACCAAGCCAGAGGAATTGATGGTGTCTTGCCTGTATGTCAGACGTGGTGGAATTGATATCAATCCTATCCGTGCCAATAGCCAAGAGCTATTGAAGCAGAATCATGCCATGTGGGACAAGTTCAAATATTTTCCAAAGACAGTGCGGCAATAATTAGCCGTTGAGACTCCAGAGTCTCTGAAAATCACCAACAGTGCGGAAGTTTACTGCATTTGATCCAATGGATGTGTTTGTGCCAGTTGATTTGTATGGCACATCAATTTGATTAATGTAACCAGCCACAGGGAGCACTGCATTGGTTCTGTTAGCTGAAACACTGATTGTGGTATTGAACAAAGGAACATTAAATCCAACAACAAGAACTGCAGCACTGGCACCTGGATAATATACACTGCCACTCTGCAATGACCCATAAGCCACATTTGAACCACCAGCATAAGGAATAGTCAGTACCAAAGTAGTTGCGTTAGCAGTCAATGTGCTGCCAGCAGCACCTGTAACACTGTAACTAAAGGTCCCACTAAAAGCAAAATTGCTGCCAGACAATGCACCATCAAAGCTTGGGTCAATTTGACCAGAGACAGTGATTGTGCCAGTGAATGCTGAATTGGCAAGATTGTATGTGCTAGTGTTAATAGCATTGGAAGAGAGTGTAGATGTTAGTAGGGCCATGTAAATATTTATTCGCAACAAGTGTATTTTTTTATATTCAGACAAAAAAAAAGGGCCTCGCAAGAGGCCCTTTTTTAAATTTCCTGGGACTTACCAGGTGAAAGTGATTTCTTTGTGGACTCTACTGTCTACTTTTTTTAGAAGTAAACAGATTGTGTTCCAGGTTGGAACGCAACGCCGAGACCCTGCAAGATGATAACGTGGTAGTACAAGTTAGCACCAAAGATGTTATCGACAACCCCGTAGCGGGTCATGAGACCTACGCGAGGAGCGAAATCATTGGTTCCAATTGTACGTTGTACCATGACAGGTATGTAAGGGCAGTAGATGATACCAGTGTCGTAGAACTCTGGTCCTTTGTAGCCCAAGAGGGCGTACTCAAGACGAGAGGCACGAGTAACTGGCGCAGCGCCTGTGCCGCCGAAGTTTCCTCCAGCGTTGGCTTCAAACTGAGCTTCTGTACGTGTGTCACGATAAACGTTAAATCTTCCTGCAAGTGATCCTACCTTAGCGACGCCGACGGGCTGTGTATTGACATTACCCTGGACTGGTACCCACTGAAATTCAGGGAGCATTTCCAAGATTGCGCAAACGCGAGGTGTGGCAACAATGAAGTTGGCAGAGCCTCTGCGATTACGGACTGCAATACGATTAGCTTCGACGATCAACCTCTGATAGAAGTCGCGGTTACGCTCAACAAGCCAGCGACCGTCTGCAGAAGCAGGACTCCAGATGCTGAAACCGCGGCCTAAGCCACCGTTCAAAGCTGTCTGGATCATTCTGATGATCATTTCACGGTCGATTTCGGCTTGTAACTCATAAGACATAGCGTTTGTGAGTTCAGTATCGATATCGATGCCGTTCATGTTCTTCAGATCCTGCTCGAGCTCTACGGACCAGCGAGCGGCGAGCCTACGTGTACCTGCCTCAACTGCAGTTTTCTCAAAGCTAACAACAACTTGAGGAATCTTGCTTGTTAACTCGAAATTAGCGAGCAACTGAGCAACACCCTTGTCGCTGTCGAGCATATTGAAATAAGTACCGTCACCAGAGAGAGCAGCGGCACTAGTGCCGGTGAATCTGGAGTCAAGATACTGATATCCTAGCTCTGCGCCTGAGGACTGAGCCTGAGGGCCCCCGGCATTGCCGGAGACGTTTGGTGCACCGTCACCAGAGTTGATTTGTGAGCCAAGGGAGGTACCCTCGTACTTGTATCGCAAGGCGAATGCAAGTCCGACGGGGCCACTCATAGGCTGTACACCAACGATTTCGTTAGTGATCAACTCGGGGAACGTACGTCTGATCATGGGAATGAGGATCTTCGGAAGACGATAATCACCAGGATTGAATCCTGTATCGTTCTGTGAAGGGAACTGGTTACCGTTATCGGTCCAGCTACCTAGAACAGAGCCTGGGCCAGCAGTATTGTTGGCTTCCATGCACCACTTCTCTTGGTTTTCCAAAAGAATAGCAGTGTTTAGGCGTGTGTGATCGTCTTCGATAGCTCTAACATTGGTAGAGGTGTAATCCAGAACTGGACCCCACTTCTCTGTCAATAATTTAGCGCGATCTTCACTAATGTAAGACTGTGAAGGACGAATTTGTTTAGACATATTGTAATAATTTTCCTATTATTTTTGTCGACCGGTTTTTTCTGTTCAGGCGCTTATAGCCTCAGGAAATTAAAAATTAGTATTTTTTAAGTTCGCTTAAATAAGCATTGAATGAAGGATCAGCATCATCATTAGTTGCAACAGACTCATTTACAATAGGTCTATCAACTTCAGAGGATGTAGCAGTTTTAGCAGCTTCTTCTGTGATATTATCTGTTTTTACTTCTTCATTCTTTTCCCAAAGCCCCAAAGTGTAGTCAAAGTTTTCATTGATGAACTTTTCAGATTTATTAGCAAGCATCTTTCTTGCATAAACCTTTCTGTTTTCATCTAACTCTTGAATTTTCTTTTCTAGAGTTAATTCTGCCTTGACTGTAGCAAGCTCTTCAGCAAGAGTCTTGACTTTCTCATTTGTGGCTTCAAGCTGCGATGCAGCTTCTTTAATTGCTTCTTACCATCAACAACAGCATCTTTGATACTCTCATTAGACACTGCCATGTTTACAGCAAGAATGCTTCTTATATTTTCCAATACTTTTGTGGCTTTCTTGTTCTTAACAGCTTCATTGATAGAAGCAGTAGGAACTTTATTCTCAAGATAAACCTCAAGATATTTGGAAATTTTTGCAACCAGTTCATTCTTAAAAGTTGCTGCTTCACTCTGCAAGGCTGTTCCATATTTTTCAATGACAGTCTTTAGCTTGGCAGCGCGATCAGCATCAATTGCTTCAACAACTTTTTGTAATTTGTTCGTATGGTCAGTATCAATTGCTTCAATAAGCTTTTCTAGTTTAGCAGAATAATCTTCATCCTGTTCTGTGAGGGCTTTCTTTACATGCAGTTCAACCTTTTCATTTACACTCGTGTTGAAAACATTCTCAATTTCCTTGAGGGTATCCTCTGAAAGGATATCCTTTGTTGCTTCCTTGAGTACATCAGATATATTGCTCATAAATTAAAATAGTTTTTTCTTGGAAGCTGTTTCAATCTTAGCTTTGAGCTTTGAATCGACAACTTCCTGTAAATATTTATTGGCTTCAGCATAATTTTTTTGAGAAATATGCTTAACAAAATTAAGCAAATTTGTGTTATTGCTGTCTTTGTTTGTTTTTGTTTCGGCCATAGAAGTATTTATTACAATTACTTGATTTTTCTAATAAAATTAATGAATTGTTCTTTTAAAAACGATTCAACATCATGTTTGGGTAATTTTGAGAGTGATTTCTCAAAAGCTTCATACATCTCTTCAAGCTCACCATTGTTCTTTACAACATATTGCTTACTCTCCAGGATACCGTTAACAAAGGCGGAAGGACATGATGGATCAGCAACACAGTCAACTGCAATGAGCCTCATGTTGTTCACTCTGTTGACACCATTTTCTTCTTTAAGTTCACCCAAAGCTCTCGATGACATGCCTACTTTCACACCATCCTTAATTAGACATTCTACTATCTTACCTGCAGGTGTTGAGAGCACTTGTGATCTTCCAACAACATAATTACCATCCAACTTCAAAGTGGTCACCAAGTGACATGCATTGGCGAGATTGACATCAGCACTTTCAGGGTGATTGAGTTCGCCCATGGCTCTCTTTGTTCCTACCATTTCTTTTACATAACGGTCAACTTCTTTTTCCATGTCTTCACGTGAATAAATGCGCTTGTTTTTATTAACTGTCTCACACATCATATAGGGACCAGAGATAAACAGCTTAGGGGCTTCTTTGTGGTTTTTTTCTTCGTAAATATATTCGAAATCAGTATTCTCTTGTGGTGTCTCTACGATGAGTTTAAGCGGCATAGAAATATTTATTCTTTCTGTATCATTTTTTACTTATTCCTAACTCTCTCTCAGTCAATATTAAAAACTTGTATCCATGCTTGGTACACCATTCTTGTGCTGATTTCCACTTGGCTTGATTTTGAATGTACCGGTAATTCTCATAAAGCATGGTACTTTGACGCTTTTTACCCTTAACTGGAGCTTTTACTTGTGTACTCGGCTTTATCTCTATGATATATTTTGCTATCTTGTCACCCTCTTTTATTGCTACCACACCATCTGTGTAGTATCTGTGCACTTTACCATCAACAGGGTTAACATATGGTATGATAACGGACTCACTAGCCCATTCCAATATGTTAACATTATCATCACACCATCTAAAAAATTTAAGTTCCCATCCACTTCTATATACAGGCATGCCTTTGCCCAGATATTTAAGTGCATTTTTAGGCTTAAAAATACCTTGTCTGTAGTTATCGTTCTTTTTGAGAGGTAGCATTATCCTACGAAAAACATTGGAGGAGCTGCATCACCAAATCCTGGAGGACCAGATTGTAGCATCTCTTCAAGTTTACCCTTTTCTTCAAGACCTTGCGAGAGAATATCTGTACCATTTATTTGACCACCACCAAACAGAGTTGTTCCTGAATATTTAGTTCGTACATTACCTACAGACACTTTTGATAACGCAAGTGCATATTGGTACACCCATGGTTCCTTGATTATGTCTCTTATTGGTCTCTCTACGTAACATGCAATAATTCCATAAAATCTGCTTCCAGAGCCTGGTGTTCGAGGGGGTGGATATAAAACGAGGTACTGAGTTCTTTCATCAAATGTATAGTATTTCTTTTGTGCTAAGAGCTTCTCTCTCATTTTCATCCAGTCTTTCAGAACATACCAGCTAATCAAATCAAAGCCATAATTGCCCATTGCATAGCTAAAATATGTTTGCTGGGCAAGGGATTGTTCTATGGTAAACAAAGTATTAACACCTGTGGAACTACCTTCTTCAAAATCAAAAACATCCATAACTTTTCTATAGTCTAGTAAATCATAATCAAAACTATTGACTAGAGTTTCTTGTGAGTTATTTGAGTTGATAAAATTTGCTGTTAATGCATTGTTGAAGTTAATGACACTGAGATGATTTGTTTTTGTTAGAATTTGATTTTTAAAAATGCCATCCAGGTAGATTGAGCTTAAAGTAGGTGAAGAAGAGAACGTACTGCCTGGTATTGAGGATAAAGCTACATACACAACAGGTGAGGGTGAGTTATTTTTATTAAAGAAGGGTGTTATGCTGAACAATTCATCTAGCTTGACACCCTTGCCATCCACATATAAATCAGAATCAAAAACAAGATATTCTTCAGTATAGCCAGCAAATTTAGTAAACATTTCACAAGCTATGCTTATATTCTCAAATAGTTGATCATGATGTATTTCTACATTGATTAGAGGTGCACCCAGAGTGCGCATTATGCGATCAGAGAGGCGCGTGAAAGTGGAAATCTTACTGTTAAGATTGGTACTCTCGAAAGCTGTTATCGGGGTTATATCCGTGCACGCCATTAATATTATTTATACAAAAGTTATTTAGGAAGCGCAGAAGCTTCACCGCCACCAGCAGGTTCTGGTGCTGGTGCATCTGCAGCACCTTCAGCTTCTCCACCAGTTTCTGGTACTTCAGGTGTAGGCCCAAAGGCTGGGGGCCCACCTGCTGGAGCAGCTCCACCACCCATGCCTGATTCACTGCCACCTTCACCAGGAACTGTTGCTCCCATTTCTCTCCAGTTTGGGCCATTATTCTCAATTTGTGACAGCTCCCATTGCAATTCTTTGTCCTTGCGTAAAAATTCTCTGTTCGCCATCATATCTGTATCTGACCATCCAAGATATCTCTTCTGTGCATATGTTTTAGATATGAGATCACTCTGTGTAATGGAATTGAAATTCTCAGCTTTGATCTGGAATTTTTGACTTTCTCTTAGTTCATAGAAATTAGTTGGTACATTGAAGATGAGTTCAAGAGTTTCTTCTCTGATGCCTATCTTGTCTGTTAAACCTTTCATCTTAAGATGTGCAAGAAACCCAGGCTTAATACCTGAAGCAAATCTTTGCTGCAGTCTGATTACAAATCTGGCAAACTTTAATTCCTCTCTGAGAATATTTGCCCCATCATTGTAGGTATCTTCAGGGTTGAGTCTGTTGACTGGCACTTTGAGTGATTTGTAAAGTTTTTTAACAAAGTACATCAAATCAGTTAGTTCGCCCAGATTTTGACCACCTGGGAGTGATGTAACATTGGTGCCTTCACTTCCTGTCCTCTTTGCAAACCAAAAGCTATCCAGCATGGATTGAGGGTTGAATTTTTGCACTGCAGCACCTTGATCTGCATCAAAGGTTCGCTTGGACCAGTACTGTGCCATTAGCTTTCTTAGATAAGCTTCAGCTTTGGGTGGTGGCATATTTCCCACATCCACATTAAAAACCAATCGCTCAGGTGCTCTGACAAGTCTGTATATGACAATAGAATCTTCTATGAGGGAAAGTTGTCTATAAGCACGTCTGCAATTTTCTATGAAAGGCAGTCTTAGCGTTTTTGTTTCATTCCATATTCCTGAATTTACGTATGTAACTTGGTTCATGTCCATTGGAACCAATTCTGTCTTCACTATTTTGCCTGGATTCTTAGAATCGTAAATAGGCTTCCTTAGCAAATAGCCTTTCACTTTGAGATTTTGTACATTTTGGTACACAGGATCCATTGTATCAGAAGGCACCTGCAATACTCCTAGAACACCTTTATCTCTGTAATCTTTATGAATAATGTGCTCCCAGTACAGTTCAGAATCAACCAGAAGGTTGCGACAATACTCCCAACCTTTTTGATCCAAATTAAAGAACCCGATGTATTTTTGAAACTCTTTGCGTACTTCGTTTTTCTGTTGTTCAGAAATTGAGGCATCCTTGAAAACAACTTTTACAATTTCACCTTGTTCATCCTTGTTTATAAACTCATCACAAATCTCATCAAGTGCGTCAGCTACTTCAGCAAAAGCAGCCATGACTCTGTAATCCATTAATCTGCGAGATTTGTCTGGCTGTATGTTTGCATACATGAAATCATGGAAATCACGGTTGCGCAGTACATTAGCAAAAAGATCTTCTGAATATGTCGGCGAATTGGAGATTGATTGTCTGGATAGAGCATCATCTGCTTTGGTACCCTGATTGTAAAACAATTCATATTTTGGGTTTAATGCATTAATTTTTGCAGAAGGATCAACAGATTGGTATGGTAGATTAGAAGAGATGAACTTCATTAAATTTCTGCCGAACGTAGATTCGCGATTGGAGTCTGCCATATAGTCTTATTTATGATATACTATGTAATTTAAAGATCTAGTCATTATCTTAGGTTTTGAAGTTATGATGCATCAAGTGTGATAATAGAGTAATCTTTCTTAGAGAGCTTTGAGTAGCCAGCTCTATTACCTACTACAATATCATAGATATTATCTACCGGCAGATTGTACACATTTATGGACATTTGATTGAAATTTAAATTGTTAAAATTCTGCCAAGGATATCCTGTGATTTGTGGAAACGAAGAATTGAGGTGACCAGATAAAGGGAAGAGATTGATGACACTTACATAAGGGAAAACGGTATTATCGCTACAGCTTAAAAGAACAAAGCTTGTTGCATCAAAGAAATACCCTTTCATTACAATGGCAGCAGTTTGACCGGGATACAGAGTGATATAGTTCATTTTAATATGCAGTATTAATGCTGTAATTAATATCTGTTATTTGAGGGTATCCTGATATTGATACAGTTTCAGTTTCATTTATTAATCCAGATGAAACAGGGTAATAATTTGTTGTGGAAAGCTCTTGATAGTTAGTTATGAGTGTGCTTGTATGAAAATTTGAATCAATATAAAAAATATTGTTTACTGTACCTGAATTATATGATGCAGTGAATAACCATCCTTTGATTGTAAAGGATGTATCCCCTGTTACTCTATATTTTTCATTTGCTGCAATGTCGGTGGGGTATCCCATTGTAATGTTTCCATCCCAAAGCACTTCACTTCTAATCTCTTGAGGAAAAGCAAAACCATTTGATACTATCTCTTCTGGTACTCTCCAAGAAAGTATGATATAAGGATTTGTATATGGTACAAAATTGCTCAATATTTGATCCATATCAGATTGAAACTTTGTAATAATAGACATGCTAACATTAATACTAACTGGCACCGGGCTGTTATAATAATTTGTTTGACCTTTCTTTAGGTTTTCAGCAGTACCTTGCGGAAAATAAAACCCGCCTATCTTATTAAAAACTCTGTCATCATCACGGCTAATACTTGCAATGCTTACAGCTACAACAGGTATTGTGATGTTTTGTGCTTTGTTAACAATGTCATACAGAACCCTTTGCTTTGGGGCATATACGTATCTTACCTGTAAAGCACTTTGTGGTTCTCTTGAATCATTGAAGCGCTTGATGATAATGTTATCAAACGCAGCTACAAACTGTGTCATTACATCTTTTATTTCAAAGTGGAACGTTTGGTTCTTCACTTAATTATTTATTAAACAACTCTGTCTATAAATGATTGAGGCAGCTTTGCACGTGATCTTTTCAGCGTATTAACAATGTTACCATCAAGTATGTAGGTAGTGGAAAAATCATTCTTACTTCTAGTTGCCCTTCCACAAGCTTGCACCAATGTGTTTAGCATCTTATTCTCATACCAATCTTTATCAGAATCAAACAACTTCTTGACACGCTTCACAGACAATGGAGGGAATGGCAGTTTAACAATGATTTGAAACCGTGCAAGATCATCCTTGAGATCCACACCATAACACAAAGAAGGGGAAACTAAAATTGTGGGCAGGTCAGTGCTATGATGTTCTTTGAGAATAGATTCATTGGTTGATGTTTCATCTCTGAATAAAAATCTTTTGTCGCTGTTGAGCTTGTCTCTCAATATGTTTGTAATTTCCAGGCTGTGTGTATGTATGATGCCTTTGTCAGTCTTATGGTGTTCTGCTATGGCTTTGATCTGCAAAGCTATATCAGGCAGAATAACTTTATAATTCTTATAGTTTAGCTTGTTCTTTGATGTCACATGGATTGGAGATTTGTCAGCACTGAACTCACTCTCCACTTCCACATATTCATAATCTGCTATGCCTAGATTTTTTGCAAAATTCTTGTGGTCAATGATGGTTGCTGACATCAAGAGAATCTTATCACCATAATCAAAGATGTGCTTGGTAAGACGATCAATCTTCAAAGGGGTGAACACAGCTTTCTTGGAGTCCTTGTCAATTGTGAATTCACAATCACTCCACAGAGTATCAACCATTAGCAAAGCACTTACAAGGTTTTTCAGATAGATAAGCTTTATCTTTTCTGATTGTGTGTATCCTTTTGGTTTTTTACCAACTGTGGCAGTGAGAGCATTTATCTTTTCATTCACACCTTCAAGCAGCTCACATATCCAGGCTCTTGCCTTCTCGTAGCTCTCTGTTGTAAGCACTTTGTATGGTATGTTATAGTTCTTGAGTCTTTCGTAGTTAATCTCTGCAGAGAACCGGGTAACCAATTCCTCTTCAAGCTCTGAAGCTTCATCACAGATGATAAAGTTTTTGCGCTTGATGTGACTGGGCAGTGCCATGAACATCTTGTAGTTTAAGGCAGCAAATGGTGATAGCAGAGCAGTGTTTCTTGCATTGTAATATGAACATCTGTTCTGCTTGCAGCAATCATCCTTGAGTGAGCTCACAGATAGGCAGGGTGCAGTTTCCACATCAAAATTTGGATCTACATCACATATGTAGTTTGTTTTGCCTTTGAGAATGTTGGTATCAGGAAACAGAGACAGATATTGATCTTGAAGGGATTTGGTTATGGTCAGTACAAATGTACCAAAAGGTGGTTGAGCTAGGCATTCTGCTTCACTAGTGTAGCTGCCTGTGTAATCCTGTTTGTATGCATTATAACTCTTGATGAGATTTGTAAACTCTTGTGTTGGCTGCTGACCCAATCCAGAAAGTGTTTTTGATAAAAAACTCTTACCTGATCCTGTTGGAGCACAAGCAATAACATATTTCTTACCTCTGCCAAACGCGCTCTCCACTTTCTCAATCAATTTTACTTGTTGTGTAGAGGGGCTATAGTTACCAGGAAAATGATTTAAGTATTTACTAAGCACAAATCTATTATAGTATAGTTTTTATGTTTATAAAGAGAATCTTAAAACTAATTTCTTATTGAAGAGTTTTGAGGGTTTCCTAAAACCTTTGAAAACATTGATACAGGCCAGTGTATTGGGATTATTTTTTTGAAAGGTATCAATCGTATAGTCAAGAGTTATTGAAGTGTCATCAGCTTCCAGATTGAAGGGATATGGTACCTCATACAGTATATTTTTGTTCTTAGTATCAGAGAAGAGAGTAAAGTTACAATAAAAATCTTTAATACAGAAAAGTATTAGCTTTCCAGATTTTATTACTTTTCTCTCAACAACAAATTCAATACGCTTTTGTAGCGCATTAGAGATTTCCTTTTCTATTATATCGGGGGATATCATTTGTTCATGAAATTCATTTTTTGCTGCGATGAAAGTCTGGCCAATTTTTCATTGAAGAATTTCCAGAATTCTTTATTAGCGGGTATGACGGAGATCAAATTGCATGCAGCCATGTTGATACATCTGTAATCCTGCATAAAGATATCCCAGGTTATTAATACATTTCTCTCTATCATATTAACCTTGGGTGGTGATTTTGGGGCTCTATAATTCAATGCTATGCGCCCTTCAGGGCTGTTAAGCAAAGGAAAACTGCTGGTACAGAGCATTCTGCGTGTTGGTGGAAAACCTGGCTTCTGTCTTTTTCGAAAAAACTTAATCTCTGTAACATTGCTCATGAGTAATGTCTTTAATGTGGACAAAGACGTCTTCATTGAGCTTAACTGCGCTTCTTTAGAACTGCAGCAGCAACTGTGTTGTCTTCTTTTTTAATTGAACAAACTCCAAAGATGCGCTGCTCATTTAAAAATAAACCTTTCTTCAGGGTACCATAATCATCGATATCAAGGTTTGAAACTGGCACTCCTAGGTTGTTAGGGAAGCATACAAAGTCACCTGTTTTAACATATTTGGCATTTGGTCCACATAGAATTACTTCACCAATTCTCCATGCTTTTGTATCGACATTGATAGGCACAACAATGCCGTTGCGCATTATTGATGTACCATCTTCTGTTTCATCAACATATTTGACAAGTAGCACATCATCAAGCACTGCTTTTAGGTTATATCCATAGAATACAGAGTTAAATGAATTCTTGGGCAGTTCCGCGAGGTCTATTAGGTGCTTCTGAGTAGGTAGGAGATCAATGTCATATGCCATGTTATTATATTACGCTCTTCAAGGCGGTATTCAACATACTTTTATAGAGCATTGCTTCCCGTTGAGATATCTCAAGTGAATTTGCAATAAGTGTAGTATTGACATCTTCATCAGTTTTTTCTGCAGGTTTAGTTTTTTTTATATAAAAAATCTTCTTTTGTTTGACCTTTGGAAATACATGTAAGAATAGATTGAAGATATCTGCCTTTTCTGCACTGAACTGATAGTACTTGTTGAGTATGTTGCAGTATAATGTTAGAGTATTTGAGTACATACTTGCCCATCTGTTGAGCATATAAGGTGTGAATATGCTTTCACTATCTATGTTATTAAAGCTTGCCTTACTCTTAGTGAATAAGATGTCTTTAATAAAATCAAAAATTGTCATGTAATAACTTTTGATGTTGCAATAAAGATATCATCATTCAATGCGTAGAACAGATTGACTACCTCTTGCATGAAAAGAGTTGCTTGTTCATCAGTGAGTTGTGTTGAGTAAGCAAAAGCTGGTGCCTTTTTACCCGCATTAATATTAATTCCTGTATGACCCATCGCAATATTATTTTTTGAATAGGTAATACTCACACTACACTTTCCTTTTTGCTGAGTAATGCCGCCTTGCGCATGCTCTTTGTGCACAATCAAATCATCACCATCAACTTCAATGGGTGCTTTGATGAATCTATTGCTGAGAATGTTGGCAATCTGTGTATTAAACAGTCTCTGCCACGCAACGGCGCCAAATGGATCAAGATATGGTATCTCCCACAAAAAATTAATAGCATCATCACTGTAAATATAGTCATTGTTGAGAACATCCTCACTATCTATCATGCCTTCTAGTTCAACTTTCATCGGTGCTCTGAAAGCTATGATATTACCAATTGGTAAAGTTTTATCTCTAAAGAATTTGTATGCAAATCGGGAGTGTAGGATCTTGCCATCGTAAACCTTAATATCTTTTATAATCATAAGGTAATTATAGTATATGAATATTATTTTACAAGTACTATTAAATTATTGTCAAAAGAATTTGTTGGATGCGGAAGCTGAAATATGCGCCCTGTCTTTAAATTATTTTTCTGAAAAAACTCATCAGTAAGCAGAGGCTTAAACTTGTTAATAATCTCCTCATATACATCTTCTATGAT